CCGATTCCGGGTTGAGCTGGGAGCTCACCCTTGACCATAACGGTCTAAAAGCCACAACCGCCTCCGCGCTTTGACGTAATCGCCACGCGTGGTTCTTCGGAAGGCTCAGAACTCAGATGGGTCGAGACACTGCAAAGTGGACTCGACTGTCCTTGAGTTGATCTGTGCAAGGCAGGTAAAATAGTTCTTGTCATCTGGACTTAACACAGTCGACCTCGAGCGGATGAAGTTCTTTAAAAAGGACTTCAACCGATCGTCTACGACGGCGTTACAGAAGACAGAACTAAGTGGAACAAACCCACCAACCGGTACAGTCAGCCCCTTTTCACGTATCCGCAACTCTGTGTGGAATTCGTGATTTGGGTGTTTTCGTGTATCGGGCCGAGGGAGTTCGAAGGGCAATCTCACTACCTTAAGTGGCAGACAATCAAGCCATTCCTCGGGGAAGACCGCAAACTCTTCATCAAGAACCTTTCGGAACTTGAGTTGAGCGCGGAATGCCCGGAGGTAAACAGCATGATCTGTCGCAGAAGTTGGTAGGAGGTCAGGTAAAGGGGAGAGACCACCATACTCTCGAGAAACCTCGAGAGAACGATGACTCTTCTTTAACTGATCTCGACAGTAGTCGACGATGAGTGGTTTCGGGAACCCTCTCTGTAGGAGAGTAGTAACCGAATCCACCTGTCCAGAAGAAAGACCTTTCCACTTCCCACACTCGTGGATCCGCTTACCCTCAAAGAAAATTTGAGAGTCAATGGATCCCCAGCGTGGAGAGTAGTAGTTCTTTCCAATGGACAGCTCTAGTCCAATCTGTCCCGCAATAGTTCCCCAACGGGAGAACTGATTACGGTTCAGACGGGCTAGGACATCATCTCCATGGATGAGACCGGGCAGAGTATCCAGACTAGTACCAGTGGCTTTACATATAGTAAAGGCATTGGCCAGACAAAGGATGGGAAAGCTGAGAAGCGATCCCATCAATTGTCCGTTAGTCTGAGTAATCGGTTCGATCTCAGTCCAAGGAGGGTAGACAACTGTGTGAGGTAGTCCTTCCTTAAGCAGGTAAGGGATGAGTTCAGGGGAGTAATCCTGGAGAATGTTAGCAATTTGCTCAATTGCGACACCCATGATCTGTGAATGCAGACCATCGGTGGCAGCTGAGTAATCGCCTGACAACCAGTTTCCTTCTAAACCCGCCAGTTCCTCTATCTCCTTGTCATAATCGGGGGTGAAACAGGGTTTGAAACACTTCCAGTGAGACAATGCATTAAACATTGCTTTCTGGAGGGGTTTCAAAGCCCAGTTGTCACCAGACCCAACGGTTATCATTCTTACCTTAAGAGGTTCGAGAATAGCCTGGGCCTTCACCTGGTTATGATGAGAAGGTTCTTCAGGGTAGGATAGGAACCAGTCCCCTCCGAG